TTGGTTGAAGTAACAGACGACATTGGGTGCATGGCATCTGATTCAGTTATTGAGATCGGTGGTGATCTTCTGTTCATGGGTCCAGATGGACTTCGCCCTATCTCAGGTACTGACCGCATCGGTGACGTTGAATTAGAAACTATATCTAAAGCAATACAAAACGTAGTCACTGATGTACAGATACAAGAAGACTTAGATAATCTTGATTCTGTAGTTATTCGCAGTAAGTCCCAGTTCAGAATGTTCTTCAGTGCTAGTGATGGTACTGGAATCATCGGAGCAATGCGACAAAGACAAGACGGCTCAATGGGATTTGAGTTTGGTCAATTACTGGGCATATCTGCTACATGCGCAGATTCTGGTTACATTGGTCAATACGAATATGTTCTTCATGGCGATTCAAACGGTAAGGTGCATCGCCAAGAGCAGGGATCGGATTTTGATACTGTTGATATATTCAGTCTTTTTCAAACTCCGTTTTATCACATGGGTGATCCTGAGTTGCGTAAAAACTTTCATAAGGTGTCTACATACCTTAGATCTGAGGGCAATGTAGATCTTTCAATGTCGCTTGTGTTTGACTACGAAGACCCGTACGTAACAAACCCGTCAGGATATGAATTAACAATTCGTGACACTGCCGCATACTACAATGAGGCATTGTTTGATGGCGGAGCGGTATTTAGTGGTAACCCATCGCCAGTATTAAAAACATATGTAGCTGGATCAGGAACATCCGCAAGTCTTAAATTTGTAACAAACGACACAAACCCAAGCCATAACATCCAAGGCTTTGTTTTGTTGTTCGGACTAGGAGATAGACGCTAATGGCTGGATACATTAGACAATCCGCCGCAGACATTATCAGTGGCGCAGTCGTAAAAGCCGCACCGATAAATGCTGAATACAATGCACTACGTGATGCGTTTAGTGCATCGTCAGGACACGCCCACGACGGATCAACAGGTGAAGGTTCCCTCATCTCCTTGATTTCTGACGCTGACCAGTACAACAAAGTAGTCGTTGATTCTGTTAATAACCGTGTCAGCATATACAGTAACGTATCTGGTGCCGCAGTAGAACAGGTTCGCATCCAAGATGGTGCTATCGTACCTGTCACTGATGATGATATTGACCTTGGTGCTTCAGGTGCCGAGTTTAAAGATTTATACATTGACGGTACTGCGAATGTAGATGCCCTCATATCTGCCGCAGTGACAATCACAGGTGGTAATATTGACGGTACTGTAATTGGTGCTACGACAGCCGCCGCAGGAACATTTACAGATTTAACATCTTCTGGTACATCTACCCATGCTACTGTAGATATTAACGGTGGTGCGATTGATGGCACGACTGTAGGAAGCACAACACCTGCTACTGGAGACTTTACTACTGCTACTGCAGGCACCATACTTGCTAATAACGTAACTGTTAGCGGTGGTACGATTACAGGAAATTTAACTGGTAATGTTACAGGTAACGTAACCGGAAATTTATATGGTAGTGCTATTGGTAATACTGGAGTTTTTGTTTCTGGCACATTTAGTAATACCAACACTACTGGCACAGCTACAGTTGCTACAGCAGATATTAACGGAGGTGCCATTGATAATACTACAATAGGTGCTTCAACACCCGCCGCTGGGTCATTCACTACTGTGTCTACATCAGGTCAAGCGACACTCGCTACTGCGGATATCAATGGTGGTACAATAGATAATGCGGTAATTGGTAACACAACAGCCGCCGCAGTCACTGGTACAACAATTACTGCTAACACAGGATTTGTAGGAAACTTAACTGGTGATGTGACTGGAAATGTCACAGGTAATGTTACAGGAAATGTAACTGGCAATCTTACAGGCAATGTTACTGCCTCTACAGGTTCTTCTGCATTTAACGATGTCACTGTAAATGGTACATTAGATGTTACTGGTACAACTATCGCCAACGTAACAGATCCGACGTTAGCTCAAGATGCCGCTACAAAGAACTACGTAGATACACAGGTTGCAAACCTAGTTGATTCAGCACCCGGTACATTAGATACACTCAACGAGCTTGCCGCCGCAATTGGGGATGATGCAAACTTCTCTACAACCATCACCAACTCTATTGCGACAAAGCTTCCCTTAGCAGGTGGCACCATGTCTGGTGCTATCGCAATGGGCACTAACAAAATTACAGGCTTAGGCGATCCTACCGCTAACCAAGATGCCGCCACTAAAGCATACGCTGATACAATGCTTCCATTGTCTGGTGGTACGATGACTGGTGCCATTGCTATGGGCACTAATAAAGTTACAGGATTAGGTACTCCTACAGCGGACACAGATGCGGCAACAAAAGAATACGTTGATGACGTATTACAAGGTGTCTCTGATTTAACTACAGCAGTATCAGATGCTCAAACAGCCGCTACAAACGCCGCTACAAGTGAAACTAACGCATCTAACTCTGCCTCATCTGCCGCTTCTTCAGCAACATCTGCCGCCGCTTCGTATGATTCGTTTGACGATAGATATTTAGGAGCTAAGGCTAGTGCCCCAACATTAGATAATGACGGTGACGCACTATTAACTGGTGCATTGTATTTTGATACTACGTCTGAATTAATGCAGGTGTACACAGGATCTTCTTGGGCGGATGCTGGTTCTTCTGTTAATGGTACATCAGAACGTACAAATTACACAGCAACTGCTAGTCAGACTACATTTGCCGCTACCTACGATGTAGGCTTTGTGGATGTGTATTTAAATGGTATTAAGTTACTTGCTGGTACAGATTTTACAGCTACGAATGGAATATCTATTGTTTTAGCTTATGGTGCTACAGCAGGGGATATCGTAGATATTGTAGCTTACGGAACATTTGAAGTAGCGAATACATATACACAATCTCAGGCTGATGCTAGATTTGCTCAACTTTCAAATGATCTGTCTGATCTAAATGATGCCGCTACTGCATTGACCAACTTAGGACTGACTGCCACTGCCGCAGAAATTAATGTACTAGACGGTATTACAGCGACTACTACAGAACTTAACTACATGGACGGAGTCACATCCAATGTCCAAACTCAATTAGATGCAACTGCATCAACTGGTAAAGCCATTGCTATGGCTATCGTATTTGGAGGATAACAATGGCCGCACCTAATGTTGTAAACGTAAGCACCATTACTGGCAAAACAGCAGTACAGGCTGTTGGTACATCTGCTACTGCAATCGTAACAAACTCTGCATCTAGTGGTAAAGTATTCAAGGTAAATGCTCTTTACGTATCTAACGTAGACGGTAATAACAACGCAGATGTTACGATTGATTTATTCAGATCATCTACTGCGTATCATATCGCTAAAACTCTCGTAGTACCTGCTGACGCAACGATTGACGTGTTGACTAAGGCAATCTACTTAGAAGAGGGGGATGCACTGCGGTTGACTGCTAATGCCGCATCTGATGTAGAAGCAATTTGTAGCTACGAAGAGATTAGTTAATGACTGTATATTCTGCGGCATCAGCATCTAGTTTCTGGAGTCTTAAAGAATTAGCTAAAGCAGTTAGTGCTGGGGGATTCCCGATAACGTATGATCCGTACTTCAACAGCACCGTGCTTTTGTTGAATGGGGATGATGCATCTGATGCAGGTCAGAACAACACGTTCCTAGACTCATCCAGTAATGCTCACACCATCACACGCAACGGCAATGTAACTCAGGGTAGCTTCAGCCCATTCTCAGCGGATGATGGGAAGTGGGGGAACTACGTTTCTGCTGATGGTAGTAGGCTAAGTTCTTCATCAACAAATATTGGTAATTTTGGAACAGCAGATTTTTCAATAGAATTTTGGATGTACCCAACGAGTACAGATTTGGGCATCGTTGCCAGTGTGTACGCAGGTGTCAACAGTGATTCTGTTTGGGCTATTCAACTTAACAATGGCGCAACAAACAAGATTACATTTTTTAACAGTGGAACTGCTCAAATTCATTCAACTGCCGCTGATACTTTTAGCCAAAATGAGTGGACGCACGTTGCTATTTGTAGAGAAGGCACTACCAACAGGCTGTTTGTTAATGGCTCTTTAGTGAGTAGCCAGACGGATACTACGAATTACGTTAGTGGCGCAAGTGGAATTGGTATTTTTGATGATCTTTATAGTTCAAACATTTACGCTTATATCGGCTATCTTTCTAACCTTCGTATTGTCAAAGGAACCGCAGTCTACACTTCAGAATTTACACCCCCAACAGAACCACTAACAGCCATCTCAGGCACTAGCCTACTCACCTGCCAATCCAACCGCTTTGTAGACAACAGCAGTAATGCACACAGCATCACGGCCACTGGCACACCCAAAGTCGTCCCATTCTCTCCTTTCCCAAAGACTACGGCATACAGCGCAAGTACGAATGGTGGGAGTG